CCTCCTCAACATCCTGAGATGCTCTGACAACAGCCTCATGGACTGCGCTGAACATAGACTTCAGAGAGAATGGTGCCGCCAAATTAGCTTCCTTTCACTTTACTTGTTATAGCTTGCTCAAGAACAGGTAATAACCGTATACCACAGAACCCTATCATAAAAGCTATTGCTGGCCCCCAAGTTACGTCCAGCGTCCAGTGCTTCATAATCGGTGGAATGAAGAACTCCGCCGCTGCCCAACCTACGAGTACGGCTAAAACTAAGTCTCTCCAACTAATAGCTTTCTTAACGGCCCAATTGGCTAAACCGCCTACTCCTGACGCTCCTATGCAACAAAACTTTGCGCCAAACGTCAGTATCAACCATTCCATTTTAGACGATGCTAGATAGAAACTGGTTTCTTATATTCTGGATTTGCGGGGTATATCTCTGGCCCGCTTGCTGAGAAGCGAGTACATTCGCTAACCCGCTGGGGTATAAATCGGCTACGTTTACAGGGCTTCCAAATGTGAAGCTGGCCTCTGGAGTTGTCTTCGGCCCGAACTTCGCACGTTCTACCGCCTGTAATCTTTCCAGTTGCTTCTGATTGTTCAAAGCTGGGTTATACCAGCCGGGAGCAACCCCCGCCATAACATAGCGTTGCGGGTCGCCGAATTGCTGCGCCCCCATCGGTGCCGCTTCCCTTTTTTTGAGATGATCGGGCAAGGCAGCCCATTGCTTCTGCGCCTGGGACCGGCCTATTACTGGACCCATTATTTTTTCCTCGTCGGTTTTCTTTTAATGGGGGTTTTTACTGGTTTTCCGTAAGCCATAATCTCTAGACAGTTGTGGACATTGACTGAATCTTACCTTCCGACTGTTGGTTTGACAAGCCATAATGGACGGCCAGTTTGTCCAGACTGTCCCGTAAAAGGGCCAATCCTTTGGGGTGCATATGTCCGGCGTTATTGTTCCACAGACAAACTTCAATCACGATATTTGCCGATTCCTTCAAGGCTTTGCAGGCCCGCTGATGTTCCGCCATTTTCTCTAGTTCCAGGTCTTTTTCACCACCAACAGGTGCCGCATAACTCCCGATTAGCCGGGGCATTCGGTAATTGTGTTGAAATATCCGCCCGGCATCATACTGACGGTCTGTAATGAGATTTCTTCTCCAGTAGGTCTGTAACTGATCTTCTGAAACATTGCGTATTCTGAACTTACCCGCCCTGGCAGTCTCCTCAGATACATATTCGTTGCGTTTCCGGGCGTATTCGTTGGGTACTTCCCTGAGTTTACGCATTCAGCAGCCCCAAAACCCGGTTTATAAGCGTATCCCCACACGATTTCCGCATTTCCGACACTTCCAAACCGTGCTGTAGGCCCAAACTTATCAAAACCGCCGCATCGTCCAGCAATTGATCCATGTGAGAGCCGACTTTACTTCCACGAATGAAAACCTCTTTCGGCTTTGCCCCTAAATCATAGCCTACAGATATATGGTATTTTTCCCCATCCACCGCCAAAGTGTGCGTGATTTGAGGTCTTCTATTTGGTAAAATCTGCCTGGGCACTATCCGACTCCTCTGCATTTAGAATTGCTTTTCCGATTTCGGCAACGATTGGGGGGCAGATCGAGTTTCCGAGGGCTTTAATTTCGTGTGACCAGGAGGAAAGCCCATCGCCCACTCGAAAATACGGGCCAAGTTCCGGCCACCCAGCCCCGCAAGATACGATTCTGTTACCAAACTTGGTGCGTGTCTTTTTGTTTGACTTGCAAAAGCTTTCCCCGTCGAGGATTGGTCCTTGTAATCTCGCGCTGCTGGGGTAGGCAATAATCCAGACCCTCTCGCGCTCCGTTGGCGCACCGACTTCCGCTGCCTGAATGCTGTGCCATTCCGCATCAAACCCGATTTGGGCCAGGTCTCCAAGAACAATGCCGAACCATTCGCCTCGCCGACTATTCGGGCCAGCAAGCAGGTTTGTGACGTTCTCCACGATTGCGTACCTGGGTCGAATTTCGCCAATAAGTCGGACGGCCTCACCCCATAATCCGCTTCTTTTTCCTTCGAGGCCGAGTTTGTTTCCGGCAATTGATAAGTCCTGACATGGAAAACCGGAGCAAATAATGTCGGCTCCGGCGAGTTGCTCACCACTTAGCTCCCTGACATCTGGATAAATCGGCACACCGGGCCAGTGCTTTTCCAGCACCGCCTGACAAAATTCGTCCTGTTCGCAAAAAGCGACAGTTTTGAACCCCCCGCAGATCGACAATCCCTGAGAAAAACCGCCAAGACCTGCAAATAAATCAACGGTTGTGAGCATTCTTCATCCATCCGCTCTCTCTCCATCACAACAGTCCATCACTGGTTTGCGGCACCGCCCGCAAATATATTTTGCCCTTTCAAAGATCAAACGGGTCCATTCGCCACACCAAGGACAATTCAGTGCTGGTGCTTCATCAGCCAAGCGTAAAACCCTTTCACAAAATCACCCCTATCCGGTTCGCCCCGGTAGGGATTTGTCTTCACTGTTTTGCCTAATTCGGCTGCTTTCCATCCTGTTCGCCAAGCGTTTGTCGGTTGCTCTTTTTCCATGTCCAACTCCTAAATGGCCTTTGGTGAGTCCTGAGAGAAGGCATAGGTCGACTAATAGCCCCCGGCACACACCGGCAGCTTTAGCCTACTGCCTTCACGATCTGATGGCCTTCGGAGCCGTCCGTCGATCTGGCCCAGATAGTCAGCGGTTCCTGCTACCTGGTTGCGTGCAACTTTTTCACCGAATAACCGTTCAGTGACGAGACTCTTCGGACTCCACGCTTTCGGTCCATCCTGCCGCACGTTGTTCTCGCGCCCTGGTAGTGCGGTCTTTCGCCACTTAGTCGCCACGTCATTCCAACCGCCGACTAAGCTGATGTCGTCCTTTCTGCTGTGTTTTCCAGTAATTCCGGTGGGACCATGCAGCCCGGTTCTCCAGGCTTGGGCCCAAATAACGATTCACTCCAGAACCTTGTCTGGTTCCATTTCTTGACTCGTAGCGGCCACTTCGCGTCACCCGCGTAACTATCAGGCTGTGCGGCTGCAGGCCGTGCTTTCAAACTCTTCTGAATCCACGAAACGGGATCTACAACGTCTTCCTTGCAGCAACGTGTAAGGCAATCCAAAACGTCCTCTTCGTCGGACTCTTTGAGCCACTTTCCTATGAGGGACCGGGCGTTCTGTACGCCCTTCTTCTCCAGTACCTTCACCCCAAAGAACCAAACTGCGTCTGCGATTTTTTTAGACAATGGCTGTCTCCACAAAGGTTTTTACTTCTTCCAAAGACCGGCAAATGGTGACGCAAGCGCCCGCAAGAATGAGTTCCTCGTGACGCTCCTTCTGCGCTGCCGAAACCCGGCCTTTTTCCGTTTTAAGTTCAATAAATACCGGGCGACCACGGTGGATAATCTCAATGTCGGGCCAGCCCTTTTTGACACCAAGGCGCTTTTGTTTGGCGTAATACTGCGGTTTGTGCCGCCCCTCGTTGGGGCTGTGGTGCCAGATCGTTTGCGGCGGGAGCGCAACATCAAGATAACTCGCAACCTGGACATGAAGCTGGTATTCCGTCATTTCCAGATAAAGAGGTACTCAAACACCCCCCTCTCCTTCTTTTTCTGGACGAGATACCCCTTCCCGCAATCACTCAAATGCTTAAAGCGGTTTGCTGTCCCGTCGATAATCTTGGCCTGTGCCTTCGCTTGGTCGTAGGTCGGGCGGTGAGCTATCTTCCTGTTCGCACCCCAATACTGTTGCGGGGTCACATAGCGGTCCCTGGCGAGGTTCCCCACATGGTAGGTTTCGGGCGGTTTGCCACTGGGTTTCGGCGTCGCGGGTGCATTTGATACAAGCGTCAATCCACCATGCGGCGGAAAGCGGTAGATCCGCGCCATTTCGTGAAAATCTGTAGGAGTAGCCGGAATCATGGCATATCGGGCAGGTCGTAGAAGTCATCTGGTCGAACCTTGCCGTCTGTCAGATCGAAAATCTGCGTCATTACCCGCGCCTCGGGGATTCTCTCACCGCGAAAATAGCGGTACACAGTTTTAGTTGTGCAGCCAAGTTCGCTTGCAAAACGCTCCGCGCTTAGTCCTCTTTCGTGAACGTAGTTTTCCAGTTTCATCCATAATTCCTTATTGGATATCTTATATGTCCGGTCTGGATAACCTGTCAATAAAAGAAATTTATCTATTTTGTGTTTTTTGGCTTGCGCGTTGTCCGAAATGGAGAGTATTGTCAAATAATCTGACATTCTTTGGGAGGAGAGTGTAATATTATGTTACATTTATGCGTCTTAACCACGCGGGCCAGTGACGATGGCTCCTAAAACACCTAAAAAAACGCTCGACTTGCATGGTCACGCCGATGAGCTGACAGCGGAAGCCGCAAGTTCCGGGGCGTGGCTTGCCGTAATGCTGCGGTGCTGGGTAAATTTCCAGGTTGAGCTTTTGAAGCACCGCTCGTCGATACGTCAACGGATTGAGAAAAGCGGCGGTATAACTGCCTATGATTATTGGGGAAAATCCGGCAATCAATTGAGGCTTTTGCAATTGGTGCAACATTACCGTTACACTAATTCCAAATTTAATGTCACCAAGGCCGCAGAGCTGATTAACACGACCCGCCAATGGGTTTCCGGGGCTTTAAAGGAAGCGCGTGGGCTGGGGCTGGTAGATGAGAACAATCGCCCGACAGAGGCGACTGAATCGGTGACATACGAGTTGACGTATTATTTGCTTCACAACGATGGTCTGATAAATGCGATTCATCACATGAGTGCGAGAGCTAATATTTTTGCCCTTGAGAATGTAGATTCCAAGATGAAGCCATTCAAAACCAGTGACACTAATTTACTTTTGAAAAATGATAGTTAGATTTTGTTACCCAACAGTAATGTAAGGAAATCTGACATACCGCTGTAACAATCTTTGTCGGTTGATAGATGGCAAAAGGGGATTAAATTTGTGAATAAGATTAAAGAACTGAGGGAAGAGGCGGGTCTTACTCTGCAAGCAACAGCAGACTTGGTTGATAGTACACCGAGTCAGATTTCCAAGCTGGAACGCGGGGACCGGAAATTAACAGTAGAATGGGTAAACAAACTATCAACAGCATTCGGGGTGGAGCCAGGGGCGATATGGCCTATGGCTACGAAGGGCTTAAAGGTTTTCAGGGTGGTCGATGTGCCTGAATTGGATGTAAGGGCTGCGGCTGGCGGCGGCACGAATGTTGAGGATGAAACGCAGATAGCAAAATGGTCTTTGCCGGAACCATATTTGATACAGGAATTACATGGGCAGCCTTCCGGTTGTCACGTTATCACCGTTCAAGGCGATAGTATGCTGGACGAAAATGGCAAGGGGTTGATGCCAGGTGACAAGGTTGTTGTTGATAGTTCCAATAATGTGCCATCCCCTGCTGGCCTTTTCTGTCTGTGGGACGGAATTGGAGTAGTGCTAAAGCGCCTAGAGTATATAGAGGAAAGCGAGTCAATCAGGATAATATCGGACAACCCCAAGCACCGGACATATGAGCGTTCTTTAGGTGAAGTTTCGATAATTGGACGGGTTATTTTGCGGCTGACCCGTATGTAATTCCCCACAAAAGACTACCGGTGACAGGAAAGGCCCAGTTTGCGGGCCTTTTTTTGTTTTCCCAATACGAATATTTTTTATTTCCTGTTTGAATAATACTGGACAAGGACCGTTTCGGACAATATACTTGTCGCTATTGTATATATTGAACAAATGAAAAACAGAGGAAATTATGGGAAACGTAAAAAACTTTTTGTTACCGGATTCCACCTGGCCCCCAGCGGTTGAGCCGGACCCGATGGAAATGCGAGAAGCGCAAGTCGAGCGCGAGATTATCCACACTACCCAGGGCGTCGAAACCTTGACGGCTACTCTCACGAAAGATGACTTTGATTTGCCGAATACGAATCTGCACCTGATGGGTTTGATCGTTTCGTATGAAAAACTGTTGAATAAGATCCAGACGCGGGCCGCGTGATGAGGATTACCAATCATCACAATTTCCCCGCCCCCGTTGTAAACGCTCTGACTATGTATGAACAGGGTGGCGAAAAAGTTTCTGGCCTGCGGGTCACAACTTTAATTGGTTCTCCGCGAGTAAGCGTTTTGCGGCGCAAATATTCGCAGCACTTAGAGGAAGATGTGAGCGATCTTGTTTTTCGTGTGTTTGGTAGTGCCGTTCACAAAATTTTTGAAGACGCTGCCGATAACAGTTCTGTTTCGGAAGAACGGCTTTCCGTAAATGTGGGCGGCGTCCCACTCACCGGAGCAATCGACTATCAGTTTGTATCCGATGACGGGGTTGACATTAAAGATTACAAAACCTGCAAGGCTTTCAAAATTACGAAAGGCGACTACAGCGATTGGGAAAACCAGCTTAATGTCTACAGTTTTCTTGTGCGCCACGCGAAACACTTATCTGTGTCCAGCCTTTCTGTTATTGCCATAATTAAGGATTGGAGTCTGGAAGGTACACGCCGTAACGCGGATTATCCCGCTGCTGCGCTACAAGAAATTTCTATCCCCTTATGGTCGCCCGACAAACAGGATTCGTATGTGCAAGACCGCGTGAGGTTACACCAACGGGCCTCATTTGATGAGCTACCGGAGTGCACGGACGAAGAACGCTGGTACGTCCCCGGCAAATTTGCGCTTCATAAACGGGGCCGCAAGAGAGCCATAGGTTTGTATGACTCACACGCAGATGCAGAATTTCACCGCAATGGCGATAGTGATTTGTATATCGAGGAACGAAAAGGATTTTCGCGCAAATGCACGGACTACTGCAATGTAGCCCCATTTTGTAGTCAATTTCAGAAAGAGGAAGGAGCGTAAGTCATGAAATACAACAACAAGCTCGTCGAGAATGTTTTAGAGGGCAACTTTGGACCGACAGTCGTTTTGGAGAGCCAATTCGAAGGTGGATGGAAGATGGATTGGGTCGGACAGGGCAATCCGCCGACAAAGGGTGCCTTGATAAATTTTGATGCAGAGAAAAAAGATGGCCGGTACTGGAAGATGAAAGCGTTTGAGTATGCCAATGGTCAACAACAGCAGCAACCACAACAGGCCGGTAATGTCGTTCAGCAGTTCGTTCCACAAAACGGTGGACAGCAAAATTATCAGCCCTCACCACAGCAAAATTATCAGCAGCAAAATGGTAGCCAGCAAAACTACCAGCCCGCGCCACAACAAAACGGCGGTATGAGTCAAAAAGATATCGACATCATGCTCCAGACAATTATGAAGTCGAGCGCAAACCCCACCGAAGCCGATGCGTGGCTAAAGTGGTTTTTAGATACCCGGAAACACCCACACAATGTCCAACAACAGGGCGTAGATCCCAAGGCGTTTCCAAATCACACGATGCCCCTAGACACAGCGGTTGGCGATGACATCCCTTTTTAAGGAAAAGATCATCAGGGATCGCGCCTACTTGAATGAGGTAAGGGATCTGCCTTGCATCGTTACGGGCGCGACACCCTGCGAACCAGCGCATATTCGGTTTGGACTAGGCGGCGGTATGGGATTGAAGCCCGGTGACAATCGGGTTGTCCCTCTGGTGCCTCAACTTCATCGACTCCAGCATGACATAGGTGAGATTTCATTCTGGAATAAACAAGCCAA